TGGGCGTGGCGCGATCAGCGCCGCGTCAGGTCAGAATGAGCCAAGAGGCCAGAAGGCCGATGATCGACGACACGGTTCCAGCGATTGCGAAGCCCGCCAGCAGGGTTTTGCGCATGGCCTCGGTAGCCTCTTGATGGGCTTGGTGCCGTGCCTCCTGCGCAATATTGGAGACCTCGTTCTGATGCACCTGGTTCGGCAAACCGCTCAGGGCCGCGCCGCCGGTTTCCAGACGCACCAGCCGCGTGATGAAGTCCTGCACCAGGGCAGAGGTCTCCTTGCGATGCTCTTTGGCATCGGTCAGCTCGGCTTCGATATGGCGCAACGTGCTGCGTATCGCTGCGATCTCGGATCGCAGATCATTATCTGTCATGGGCTTCCGCCTTCTTGTCATATGTTTGCTCTGCCAGGTCCACGCGGCGCTAGCGGTCGTCAGAGCCAGCCCCGTCCTGCGGCTGTTTCAGCTCCAGCGTCGTCACAAAGCCGCCCGCGCGCGTCAGCGTGTGCGTGACTGCCTCGATGCGGTACGAACCGTCGACGCCGGGCCGGGTGCCCACGACAATGCACAGACCATCCGGGACTGCTGCGGTGTTCCCCTCGATCGTGACGGTGCCCTCGCCGGCGTCTCGCTGCGCCGTTGCCGCATCACTGTCGGCCTGCTGCGTGGCCTCTGTCTCGTCCGCCCGCGATAGGCGGGATGCATGGATCGCGCGCACGTTCAGTCCGGTTGACCGCTGGACCCTCTGCCAGCTGGCTGATGCCACGTCATACCAGCGCGCGCGCACCTCGCTGAACTGCGGGCGGCCAAGCTGGGGGGTGATATCCCAGCTGTGCAGGTTCTCGCCCCAGACAGCCCGCACGGAAGCCTCATAGTCTGCGTTCCGTTTGGATAGGATCACGGTATCACCCACGATCCGGAAGTTGGCCCCGATCTCGCGGGCAAGCCGCTCGCCCATGCCAATAAAGCTCTCGTCGCGCATCTCGAAATAGGTCCGGGCCAGCGATCGCAACGCAGGGTCGATATCGACACTGGTGATCCCGGCAAACGTGCCTGCCTCGCGCATGATTGTTTCGACTGTCGCGTTGTCCCAGTTGCGCTGTTGCCCCTCCTTGATCGGGCCAGTCGTGTCCATCCCCTTCGCCGTGATCTTGAGGCGGCGCCCTGCTCCCCGGTCGCCCGACGATTTGACCTCGTCGACGGTGCCATTAAAGACGACCCGCAGGCCGTCCCCATCCCAGCCGAACGCAATCGAGACCTTTGCCCCCTTGCGTGGCAGGACGATCCGGCCGTCGGTGTCGTCTATTTCAAGATCGGCGCTGTCGGTATGCGTGCCCACCTTGTCCGAAACCCGAAGGCCCAGAAGCACTGGGAGGATCGCGTTGGTGATATTTGTCCCGGCGACGGTGTAGGTAAAGGCCGCACGTTTTGACATAGGGCGACCTCCTTACCAGAGCCGGATCGGGTCTTGCAGCTCGCGCTTTTGCGGGGCCGGGATCGGCATTTTGATGCTGACGCCAACGGGAAGGATCGGCCCAAGATCGGCCAGCCCCGGGTTCATTTGATAGACTGCTTCAACAAGTCCCGGCATTGGCTTGCGAAACCTGCGCCAGACCAATGCGGGGACCGTCAGGCCATCGCCGGAGACGGTCAAGGTTTCGGTCGTGCCGCTCATCTGGTCGCCCATAAGAAAACGTCCTCGATAAGCGAATGGAACAGCCCTGCAGACGGGGCGTCGCATCGCTTCACAGAAATATCAAGATCAATGGCCTTTCCGACGCCCCGGGCGTCGAGATAGGTTGATCGCTCGTTTACGCTAAGGATCACGACCCAGCCCATGACGGCGCCGTCGCCCCGCATCAGGTATTGGGGCTGGCCCGACGATCGTGCCTGATAAAGGGTATTGAGTTGATCAAGCCCTCCGAACTTCTCTGGAAAGAGCTTGGCCTTGATCGTCCAGCTTTCAGGGCCCTCGCCAACAAACTCAAGTGGCGGCCGGGCGCCGAGGACAGGCTTTTCTGCAAAGCTCGCCTCATGCCCATGGCCGATGTTGTTCGTGTTAAAAGGCAGCACTTCGAATTGAACGGGCCCCAACATCATCAGCATCACGCGAACCTCATGCCTGTATCGGCGAACACGCCTCGGAAGGCCTCGCGAACCTCGTTACGCATTTGCCGGGAGATTTCGGCCGCAAGCTGCTGGGGATCGGACACGCCGCCGGTGACGGTGATCGGGGCGTTGATCGAGACGTGAAAGCGGCCACCCATTGCGCCCTGGCCCGCCGGGTTGACGTAGCTGTTGCGGTTGGCGGTAATCAGCTCCGGCCCGTTTTCACCGACCAGATAGTTGCCCCCGCGCGTGATCGGCCCGCCCTTGGCGCGCTGGCCGTCAATCTCAGGAACAGAGACATCGACTGCGTCGCCGCCGGTCAGCCGGGTAAACCACGCCGGTGGCGAAGGCCACCGTATGATGCTCGACAGGTCGATGTTGCCGATGACCTCGACGATCCGGCCAGGGATGCCGGTGAGCCACCCCACAAACTCGTCAAACTTTGCGACCGCGCCGTCCCAGATGGACTGGATCAGTCCGCGACCAGCCTCGACCAGATCACCAGCTGCCTCGCCCAGCCGGGCCGGGATGCCAGTGAAGAATCCGATGATGTTTTCCGTTACTTCGCGGGCGCGCGCTGTGATGCTGGCCATTTCGTCCTCGGACAGCGTTTCGCGCCCAAAGAGGCCAGAGAGCAGATCGCCAAGACCGGAGGCCTTGTCACGCACCCACTGCCACGCGTCGCCAAAGGCGGTGACGACCGGATTGAGGAAGGAGAGCTTATCACTGACCCACTGCAAGCCCGGCTGCAGCGCCGTCCCGATTGCCTGCCCGACGCCGGTGAAGATGGCGGTGATGCGATCCCAGTAGCGGTAGATTGTCAAACCGGCGGCCGCCACAGCAGCGGCGACCAGCGCAAAGGTGCCCCAGACTGGCGCCGAGATCGTGGCGACCGCAGCACCTATGGCCGCAATGCCGGAAGACAATGCGCCCACGCCCGGGACTGCCAGCGCGATCCCGGTGAGCCCGGCACGCAAACGACCAATCGTCCCGAGCGGCTGGCCAGACATGGCCGCCAGCGCAGATTGCAATCCGATCATGGAACTTGCGGCTGCGCGCGCGCCAATCGCGGCGCGCCCGATGGAATTATAACCGGCCGCAATCAGCGAAAGGACGCCGCCCCGGCCGACAAGCCCGGCGAAGCGCAGCGCCGCAATGGCCCCCTTGAACGCGATCACGCCTGCGGTCGCACCGACCACCGCCAGCGTCACCTCCGGATAAGCATTCGCCAGATCGGCCAGCCGAGTGATCAGCGGGCCGACCGCCTCCGCCAGCTGTGAGATCGCAGGCATCAGCGCGTTGCCGATGCTGATCTGCAGCTCGGTCAGGACGTTCTGGAACCGCTGCATGTTGGCTTGGAACGTGTTGTTGCGGGCTGCAAATTCACGGAAGGACGACCCGGCATAGTTGGCGCGATCGCCCACCATGCCGAGCGTGTCCTCGACAAGGCCAAGGTTGGTCAGCAGCGGCCCAAGGGCGCGGGCCTCGTTGCCAAAGAGCTGCGACGAGATCGCTGCACGCTGTTCCGCTGGAAGCTGGCCGATGCGCCGGAGCACATCGATTGTGGTCTCGACCGCGTTTTCCTGCATGGATCGAGCGGTTTCTTCTGCGTCGATCCCAAGGGCTGCGAAAGCGCGGCGCTGTCCGGCGGTGGCTGCCTCGCCTTTTGTGAGCGCCGCCCCCATGTTGCGAAAGGACGTCGCAGCAACCTCGCTGGTCGAGCCTGCTGCCAGCATCGCGGAGGCAAAGGCCGAGGTTTGCTCGGCCGTGAAGCCGAACATCGTCGCCTGCGCGCCCACACGCTGGACCACGTCCAGAATGTCGGATGCGCTCGAGGCCTGGCTGTTGGAAAGGTGGTTCATCGCGTCCGAAAGGAGGACGGTCTCGTCGATGGTGAGCCCAAGCGCGGTCATCAGGTTTGCCATCGAGCCACCGGCCTGATCGGCGCTGATGTCGAAGGCGACCCCAATGCGGGCGGCGGCATCGGTGAAGCGGATCAGGTCCTCACCGGCGATGCCCGCCTGACCGGCGGCGGCAGCAATCTCGGCAAGCCCATTCACCGCAATCGGTATGTCACGCGAGAGCGCGAACAGGTCCTGCTGGAACTGCGTGAAGGCTTCCGGCGTCTTGAAGTCGACCACCTTGGCCACATCGGCCATTGCGCTCTCAAAAGCGGCGGCGGCCTCGATCGGCGCACCGATCGCTTGGCGCAGCGCATAGAAGCTGGCGACAGCATCGACGAGCCCGCCGCGCGCGTCAGCCAGAGCGCGGTTGTTGCGGGTGATGGCGGCGTTCAGGCGATCCCCAAAGGTGATAGGCTGGCCGTTGGCTTCGCGAACCGTGTTCGAAATGCCCGCCAGCGCGTTGGCCGCTCGGCGCGCCGGGCTGGTCACCCGGTCCAAAAGCTCGATGACCAGTTGGGATGTGAGCTGCGTCATCTGGTCACCTCATCTTGGTGGCGAGCGCAAGGCGTCGCGCTTGCGCGTGCCAAAGCACCACCTCGGACCACTCCATCTCGTCGAAGGCGGTCAACGGTGTGTTCAGCCAGTGGGCGACCTCAGCTACGACCGATCGCCAGGAGGCGAAGCCGTGCCCTTGGGAAAAAAATCCGCAATCACCTTGGAGATCGCCGTGAAGTCGTCGGTGTCCATTTCCTCAATCACCTCGACCGGCAGCCCGGTCAGGGTGGCGGCCATGACGATGCCCTGATCCAGACGGTCGGTGATGCCGTCGAGCGCCGCGTTCATCCGCTTGAGGTCTTTCACGCGCGGCTTCGTCATGGTCACTTCGGTGATTTGGCGGCCCTCCCAGTTGATCGGGTCGCTAAGGCGGAAGGTCCTGGTTTTTGTGGGGGCAGTCATGTTTTACCTCAAAATCCGCTGGGGATGCGCAGGATCGCGCGCTCATCCGCGTTTTGGGATGTGCCGTTCACACGCCAGTCGGTGGTGAAGAAGTCCCAGTAATATTTCTCGGACCCGGCGAAATGCAGCTCATAGTGCAGGATTTCAGAGATCGCGTAATCAAAGCCCTGCATTTCGCCGCGCTGGAAGGCGTCCGAATTGGCGGTGCCAAGTCGACCCTCGAGGACCGCTTTGGCCTCAAGGGTGGTCCCGTTGCGCTTGTCCCGGATCGAGCCGTAGGCGGTGAACTTCTTGCGGGCCGTGGCGCCAAGGCCGAACTGCGTCAGCAGGTCCGGATCCCAGCCCGCGAGCTTGAAGCTGGCCTCAAGCTTCTGGATGCCAACCGCGACCTCGATCTGCACGCGCGATCCACCAGCGTGGTGGTCTTGATACATCTCCTGAAGGTTCGGGAGTTGCAGCTCGGTCAGCGTGAGGTGCTTGGACGCCGTCGGGTCGTCGTCGCCGCAAAAGAGGTTTGCGGCCTCCATGATGTAGATGTTGCTCATCGGAGCGTCTCCCTTTCTCTGGCCGGTCAGCCGGTGATGGTGCCGACCTGCGCCAGCAGGTCATCGAGCAGCGCATTGAGCGCCGGGCGATAGCGCGCGGACTGGATGCCCAGATACCGCAGCACCGGGGCTTCCTCGGCAGCGAAGTTGACGGTGAAGCGGCCCTGACGCAGCTCCTCCGGGGTGTTTTGATCCCGGGTGAACTTGATCTCGAAGCCGAGAACATCGCCATCGGCCTTGAGGTTGCGCAGGCCGGTTTCCATCGTGTTCAGGATGCCCTGAATGGTCTGGCCGGTTATGTTGAAGCGGCCGAGATAGAACCGCAGCGTGCGCAGCAGCATCAGGTGGATGAAATCGCGGCCCCGGGTCACGTTGTAGAACCGCCAGAGGTCGTCTTCTCCCGCGTTGTCGGTGCCGACGAAGATGAACCCGCCCTGACCGATCGCGCTTTCCACGCCCATCTCGCCCCGCAGCAGCACGCCGATATTGGCTGCCAGCAGTCGCTGCGCCTCGGTTGCGCCGTCGGTGAGCGAGAAGTTGATCGGGCGCGACGGCCCGACGATGCCCTGCACGGGCTGGTTCGCCCAACTATGGAAAGGGCGGCCCTGCTTTTCATGGTCGCGGCGCACGCCGATGCCGACGACGGCTGGGGAAAGCGGCTGAACCACCGAGACCCCGCCAGCGAAAACCTTTGCCGCCGGGTCCACGGGGATCAGGCGATGTGAGCTGATCGTCTCGCGCCAGTCGATGGCGTCCTGCTCTGTCGTCGCGGGGCCGTCGACCACCGCGTGCGCCAGCAGCTTTTCGCAAATCGCGGGCAATGCTGCGCAGACCGGGTTCGCGGCTGCCGCCTCGCGCTGGCTGGTAAAGCCGGGCGCGCAAAGCA